TTAGTGAACACGGCATCCTCAAAGTCCATCACGGCAGTTGTACCATCCATTTGTGGATAACCTGTAGCAATAACTGCTTCGGCTCCCGTAGAAATAGTATCAAAAGTACTGGTGTAACCAGTTCCTGACGCTTGATCAGATCCTAAATCTGTGTAGGCTACTGTTGTAGCATCAAAAGTGCCAGTTGGATTTTCTTTAATTAATGCTACACGAAATGTATCGTTGTCAAAGTCGTGATTACCTTTAAGCAACTCTAGTTTAAAAGCATTACTTAGTGCTGTTGTAATAGCCATTATGTATTTTCCTTGTTATCTTCTTCTGCCTCATCGGACAGGTCAGTTTCTGTTGTGACCTCTGTATCAGGGTCATAGTTCAGTTCAGCTATATCCATAAGGTCTTGTATAACCTCTGGGTGATCACTGACGTTAATGTCTGCACCGTTAAGGTTACGAAGGAATGCTGCAATCTCACGTAGATCATGAGGGGCAACATCACCAGCCTTGATACAGGGCATGAGGTCGTAGTTAAGCCCGTTAAGCTGCCATAGGCGTTCCACTAGCTGCTTATTAAGTACATCGACAATAGCTTGGATGTAGCTTTCTAAGGCACGTAGAAACAGGTCAGTCTTAGACTTGGAGAGTGCGTATGATCCATTGTTACCCCCACCGAGCATAAGAAACTCAGAAAGTACACTACGGGCAATGTCATGTTGATACCGTCTAACAATGGGGTCAATATCTAGGTTACGTTTACCATTGCTACTCATTAGTTCAATATCTACAAGTCTAATGTTTGTAGGAGAACCATCCTTATCAGGGTAAGTATCACTTGGGGTAATTATGTACCCTTGTTCATTAAACTTAACATCACGAAGTATTTGTTGTAGGTTGCCTACGAAGCCACTCTGTGCTGCACTTGCATCTGACGATAAATACTCAGAAGGAATACGAGCAACCGGGATACCAGCTAGTTCACGCTCAACAGCTATAGCCTCTATACTCTGTAAATTGTTCAGATAGACATACGAGGAATAAGCATTGCGGAGGATAGAGCGGCCACTAGGATCACCATTAAGAACAGTAGTACGATAGTAAAGGCTCTTAGTAGTGGGAATATAATGCTTTCCTGTTGCATATCCTACATCCTGATAAATACCTAGTACGTCACCGCTCTTGGGTTCTACATCAAACCTAGAGACTGTCCAAGGCGCACGGCAAGCAATTTTACGGACACCCAAGCGTCCATCAGTGTACTTGCTATGTTTCTTAGGCGATCTCTTAGTTGGGCCAACTCTGCGCTTATATATGACTTCAAACCAAGCAAAGCCATACGACAACGACGATAAAGATTCTGCAATGTGATCGTCCAGACTGTGATCCATATCATCAAAGATACTTTCCACAAAGTCAGCTTCACGTTTAGCTTCTTCAGTATCATTAGCTGGTTCAACCTTAAGTTTGACATCCCGTAGTACCTGTTCAGCAGCATACATAACCGCACCAATAGTACTGTCATTATCCCGCATCTCCCGATACTTGCGAATAGCGTTCTTACCACGTAGTTCAGGAATAAACTCATCTGCACGTATCTGTCCAGTACGAGTGTTATCACCAGCTACACCAAGAATACTCTTAGCTGCACCTTCTGATAGTCGCTTCTTTGTAGCCATATTAAATTAGCCCTTTGGCACTAGAGTACGCTAGTTTAAGTTGTGGCTTTGCGTAACCATTCAGACTTAGATCAGTGATAGCCCATACTAGAGCATCTAACCTGTCAGGAGACCCAATAGAACCTAGAGGTTCCCACTGTACCATCTGATCCTCTAAGTCGTTCAATCCTCTTACATGCTTAACTCTGTTTTGTTCATATAATGCTGAAACTGGTTCTGCCCTAGCCATCTTACCTCTTGAGGCATGTACTAACCTTACTGGCAGTGTTTCATCTTCTGTATGCAGTGTATGTCTTACCATATCACCGCCTTGGTTTCTCTCAGCTACAATCCTGTCAGCTAAATGCTCATGGTATAACTCTACAGCCTTAGATGCCCACTGTTGAGGTGTATAACGACCAGTATGATCCTCTAGGACATAAGCTGTACCGTTCACATCTACACCAGCTACAACAATACCTGTCATGTCACTTTCAGCATTAGAGGTAATAGCCGGGTCAATAGCAACAACAATACGATTAAGGGTTGGAACCTGATCTTTCTCTATCTCACACTTAGCTAGGAGACCTCTTGACCATAATGCACCAGACGCTTCGTCAAGTATTTCTGCATATAACTCTTGCCTCCCAAGGCGTGTACCTTCATAGGTCTTCCTGATGGCGTCGATAAAAGTATCAGCGAGATTAGCAGAATTGTCATAAGTGCTGCCCCTAGAGACAACCGTCTTTTCGTCATCAAGAATAGTCCGTATTAGCTTAGTTGTCTTAGGTGTAGTAGTAACAAAAGATACTGGGCGTCTACCTAAGCGTAACCCAAACTGAGCCATGTCCCAAGTCTCTTGAGCGTTTCTCCAAGCACAAAGTTCATCTGCCCACATTGAATAAGCCTGTGGTCCCCTAAGTCTCTCCGGGTCTTCAGCACTAAAGAATACAGCCTTAGAACCATTAGCCCAAGTCATTGTATTGTTAGTAGGGGACCAAGTAGGGAAGCCTAACTCTTTTCCTCTGTAAGTCTTATCATTCTTATGACAGACATTCATTAGTCCAGAGTCACCTTCAACCATAACCCTACGAACATCACCCTTAGTTGGTGCTACACAGTGAACAATACGATCATTCTTCATAATTCTGTGTCGTACCCACTCAGCACCAGCCCTAGTCTTACCCCAACCACGCCCAGCTAATGCTACCCAGATATTCCAGTTACCATCAGGCTCTAATTGATCAGGTCTAGCCCAAAACTTCCAATCGTACTTAAGTTCTTCAGCTTGCTCTGGGGAAAGGGACGACAAAACATCAGCTACCTCTGAGTCAGGTAACTTCCTTAAGTCATCAGCCGTTATCCTACTGATTAAGGCCATGCGGTTATTACTTTACCTTTTCTTTCTACAAAGCTAAAGTATTTCTCTATCTCATGTATGTAATCTTGTGTAGGTCTGTTTTCTTGCCAACCCTTAGTAGTTTGCCTTCCAACCTTCTTTTTATCACCTTCATACACAGAAAAGAAAGCCTTAAGTGAGGCTTTAGAGCAGTCCTCTATTATACTTGCCCTTATATCATATTCTTTTACTACATTAAGAACATTGCTGCACACAACAATATCTACGCTACCCTCGCCTAAGTACTTCATGGCCCAATAATTGACCTCTTCTGGCTGATTGTAGGGATCGTAACCCACACAACCATCAGACACTCCTTCTAAGTAATCTAGCCCCTTGCTGTATTTACCACACCCGTAGTCTAATACAAAATAACCGTTTAAGCTATCTGCAACATTCTTGTGTAGAAACGGTAGTTGGTTTACACTTGTATTTGCACTGTCTATGGTCTGTTCGGGTATCATGTAACTACATGCTCCTCATAAGTTCGGGGTTTTCTAACAACAGGTCTAGTTGGGGATGATTAATGTGCTGAAATTCTATGTCACAAAAGTTACCACAATCAGGCATAATAATCTTCTGTCCGTGGCCTCTGCTTGGGTCTATCTCATCTAGGAACTCTCTATTTTTCTGACAGGTACGATCTAGTTTTCTCTCTAACAAAGACATTTTTTCAAATACCTCTGGAAAGTCAACCCTTATCTTGTTCCAATAACCAATTCCGCCCTTTACGCAACCTATGCAGTTGTTATTACTGTACCCTAGAGTGTACATGGCAGGGATGTCTATGTTAACCTGTTGGAGTAAATGTAAGCATTCTGGCTTAGTAATCTTGTTTTCTATGAGAGGGAAGATAGGTTTAGCACCCGGATTCTGCTCTTTAAATCTTATAGCCCTATTTATTTCTTTGGGGTTATACTCAAACCCAAATATTTGACCGTCAAACTCAAATTCTTTCTCTACACTCTGCCTTACCTTTTTCTTCAATTCGGTAGTACATCTAGCCCCTGCTGGACCATTTAAGTATTTAGTCTTTTCTACAACCTCAAAGTGGTCTTTGTACTTAGGAGACCTTCGTACTTGTATCTCACAACCATACCAATCCTCACACTCACTCTTAAACCTAGAGTTATCTTTATGTGCTGTATCTATGGCAAAGTATATGGGAGTTACGTTATCAACACCAAACTCATCTATAGCTAATTTTACAGAGACCGCACTAGTCGCTCCTGCGCTCCACCAAGCTACTATCTTCCGCACTGTCATCAGAGTTGTTCTTTCCTAGTCGGGTCATAATCTCTTCTACAGCGGAGCGGTCTTCCTCTTCTTCACTACCAACTTCCCGTTCCTCAACAGTGTTAGTAGGAGACCAACCTCCCTTACTTCTTAAGTACAACTCAGCAGCTTTAAAATCCCCAGCTAACGCTTGTTCAACGACAACATTACCAATAGCTGATGTAGTATCAAACTTAACCTCAGCTATGTCCCCACCATACAACTTATAGAAAGTAGCTGTGGAACTAGGAGCATGAGAATATTTCTGTATGGATGCCATAATATCCTTAACTGACACACCACTACTGATGCCCTTACGAACATGCTTACCTATAATAGCACTATATGGTAGTTTCTCTGCCATGAACTCTGAACATCCTTCAGTTCCGTACATGATGACTAATACATCACAAATAATAATACAACAACAATAAGTATAACTCCCTCAATCATCGGCATGATCCCATCCTGTAATTCTAACTTGTCAGTGTTCATCATGGTTGACTGAGGGAGAACTTCATATTCACTACAACATAGTTAATCCCTAGTATTGTAGCATTCTTTAAGCCTCTCACCTTAAGCTATACACATAAGGTATATACTACCCTATATTCTGTACACTAATACTACTATTATCTAATACTATACTAATGTCTAGTATACAACTCTGGAGAACCTCTTATATATATATAGGCACCTAAAAATGAGTTTGTAAACCTACACTTTTGATATTTCTTGTCGCTTTTTATTAACCCGCCGAAATTAAACGATTCTTTTTTTAGGGTGCGACACTTTGTCCTACCTTCCCCAAAACGTAATTTTACTTCCCCTATTGTATATACAGGGGCTAATTGCTGTTTTGTGACATCTCACCAAAATATTTTTTTATTTTTTCACAAACCAACGGATTCTTGAGTTTTATACCTTATTACTAATTAAGGGTGTGGAGTAATAAATATAACCCAAAGTAAATTTCTTATGTTATAGATATGGGTGGATAACCGCGCCGCTCAAAATTATAACCCATAAAGTATAGGGTCCCATACTAAAGTATATATTGACATACCCCCAATGAAAATAACGAATCACTCCTGGTGTGACATAATTGCAACATTTTAAGCTATTGACACAAGTAATTGATTAGAAACACAAAAGAATCATTGACAAAAGTAATTTCTTGCGCGTGGACAGCGAATCGGCAATGCAATTGATAATCATTTGCAATTAGACAACGGCACAGAATTGAGAATGGCTCGCAAGTAATCACAAGCTAACATATTGAGTCGGTATAATAATACCCCATGCCCTGTAGCTCAATATTAGCGCCATACAAGCACACAAAAGAAATCCCGCCACTAGGGTTAACCAATGGCAGGAGTCGGGCTTGTATGAGGCTATTATCAGGGCCAGTGATACACCGCAAGATAGGTCCATCCTATTATCGTTGCCACGTTAGCAAGCCAGACCAAAGCAAGTCCGATGCGTTTTAGTAATGTTTTATAGCGTTCCATGATTAGAATCCTTTTGGCATGATATAGACAATAGAAGACTCGGGGTATTCTTCCCTAACACATTCAGTCACGTTTTCCACTAGGTCTGGGACGCTAACAGTTACGCTGTACTCTTCGCCCAGTTCGTCAATTAATACTACATGATAATCTATCATTGTGTTGTCGCTTTCCATTTTGCCATTGTGCTGTGTTGTGCTGTTGTTAGTGGGGATATATTGGCGTTACCGTTATCATATAAAAAACTACATGATAAAAACTCTAGCGCGTATATGTCACCATTTGATTTAAGCGCGTCTAGATATTCTTGCCGTTGTTCTAGTATCTCCTTAAATGATGGTTTGACAGTCATTACACCGACTCCTTGAATTTACGTTTACTTGTACCATGTGCGACTATGGCGATGGATTTACCTTTAACCTTTGCGCCAGCACATAGCTTGCAAGATATACAGGTAGTTTTGCGACCAGCCTCCTCACTTGCAGGGCATAATATCTCTTTACCTTTAATAACGCTATCTAATGAAGATATAACTCTAAAAGTACGTTCGCCACGTTGCCAAGCCTGTCTAGCTTGTACGGGTGAATCTGCGCTTGTCATTATGGACTCTGGCATAGGGTTAACTGTGCCGTGTGTGTATGCAGTATGCCCTACGCTTTCACTTAGTAGGCTTTCCCAGATATAGCTTGGAACCGCTGCAGGGTCGCCAAATGTACCGAGTCGAACCATGCGACCTTTACCTATTGCGGAGATTGCATCATGTCCAAATGCTTCTGTATATTTACCTTTTAAATAAGCCTTGTGTTTCCCTAGTGGCGCGTGAGCTAGAGTCACATAACACGTTCTATTAGTCGCTTGACCTTTTGCGTTATTGTTTGGCGTGCCTCTATGTATACACGAGCCGCAATAAGATGCATCGGAACCATTGCGCGACATTGTAAGCGGGTCGCAGTCTTTACCTGCATTGTCTGCGTGTAGTCCATCAGCTTGAATAAACGTCTGTACCATATCGCCAGTTTTAGAGTTTCCACTATTAGACTGCGCCCAAACCACAATAGGCGAACCATCAAATAGGCTTGGACCTCTGTATATTGTGTAAGTTACGTTTGCCATAATTCAGACTCCTTGTGTATTAAACGCCACGGCGTCGATTCCGCTGGCTCTATATTCTTGCGCTAATTCCTGCGCTTGTTTGATTGTCATCAAGATGAATCCAGATACTGGAACAAATTGTTGGGCGATTGTGTCGCGGGTGGCGATTGTGTATGTTTGAAGGTCCATATTTAAGACTCCTTTTGTTGTGTTGATTAAGACAGATTAGAAAGCTCGATATAGTACTGTCTATTATCTGTCGGTAATTGATTAGTTGAGGGGTAAACGCCATTAGTGTCATAAAACATCATTGCAAAATGATGCAGATCAAAACAATCCAAACCGCGCAGGGTGTAGTGATGTTTATTTGCATGTTTAATCAATGACTCTAATGTTAGGTGATAAGGGTATGTGATAATCATCAGGTAATCTTCCTAGTTTGTTTTGTTATTGAGACAATCAATAAAGATGATTCGCCATAGAGTCAAACGATTTAATCGGTTCAAAATACCTAGACCAAAACTAGACCAAATCACGAGTCGATATTTCATGATCTGGACATAGGTAAACGCGAGTCGGGCTTCTATGGGGCTATTTTTGGGCTTTCCGTCGATTTGATCTGAGTGCATAGCAGCCATGCACCAGGAGCATAGGTAAAACAAGTGATCTGGACCTATGCAAGAAACACATAGCAGCCATGCGTTTGGAACATACCTAAATTATCGCTTGCAATCAAATAAAATCTATGCTCTAAACGAATCAGTCAATAGGCGAACGGGCTGATTCTATCGAATCGGTCGCAAAAAACACCAGAGGACTCCGCATGAAATAGTGTTGCAAAAATACCACACCTCAATCTGGCTGGGACTCGTTGCTGACTCTTAGTCTGTAAACTGACTCTTGTTCAATAAACTGACTCTTAGTCTGTAAACTGACTCTTGTTCAATAAACTGACTCTTAGTCTGTAAACTGACTCTTGTTCAATAAACTGACT